AAAAGTTCCAAAAAAATTAGAATATCCTGCATTTCCCAAATTATTTGCCGTAAGGGGAAAACCTGGCAGGAGCCCGTGAGCATTGCTTGTAAATACCTGGAGATTTGATGACCCATCTGACCAAATATTTGCAAAAGGAACGACACAAGTTCCCGAGTTGTACACATTGGCTCGGCGCGAAAAAGTAAAGTTTGACTGAATATTTCCTTTAGGAACCCAAGACTTGGCTATGTAATTGGCGCTATTTGAGTAAAGAGTTGAAGATCCCGGAGCCCCGCCAATATTACTCGCCGCAATGATATAATACCCCTCTGCACGATCAGACAGAGCTGTGCTCGACGGAGAGAGGCCAAACACGGATATAAACGATCCAATTGGAGGTATGACCTGCGTGGTTCCCTGAACAACATTTGAATAATAAATGGTTATATTTGAACATGGAGATGCTCCATCAGAAACTATGTTGCTAAAGGTGAAGTCAGTACCAGGAACTTCGAAAAAGGATGGAAACTTGCGAATATCCACATAGGACTGCCACTTGGTTGCCTGCAGGCCATACTCGAAATCAGCATCCATCATAGCTTGACCTAGGGACACACGCTGGCGTTCAATCGCGTCTGTGCCAAAGTCATAGGGCCGAATCTGGGTCGGAGGGGCGGTTCCATACCTGGTCCCCAAGGTTCCGTCTATATTCAGACTCATTTACTTTTAGTGTTTCTTTTTTTTTCACGTATCCGCCTCAATCTCTAGGCTAAAGGACCAATCGAGACCATTATTATTCATTATGTTTCCGAACCGATCCAGCACTGTTATATTGAGGCGATCGAGGCGGACCCCGCGGTCGGTCACTAGGACCTTCTGAGTGTGCTGACTGAGCTCTGACCAATGTCGTATACTTCCTGGCCCCACATCGAGTGGAATCTTGAAGGTGATCTGGCTCGGCTCGAGGGAAGACTGGCCCAGGTTCTCTATCCAGATATTCAAATATGTATCAAAATTTACAATATATGAATTAGTTCCCACAATGAAAGACCCAACCTGGCCATTCGTAAATCCAAGAAAAGATAGGGTACTCAGGGGTGTTACATTCATGGTCACGGCGCCGCCGGCCGATGTAAAAGTTACGCTGTTTGTGGATGAATTTGTTGCGAACACACCGACCGAGTTGCCGATAGTTGTGTTAATAGTCGCAAGAAAACTTACTGAAGAATAGTTTCCTGGAGGCACAGTATATACTATAGAGTTGACGTTCATGGTATTGTACGGAGCCCGAACGTTGTAAAAGCCTATGGGAATCTGGGCATTTTTTAGACTGATGGAACGGATCCGTCGGTGGCGATTTCCTAGAATAACTGAGCACTGAAAGGGATTACCGTTTATCTTGTTCACAGAGGGTTGGCCTGGGTACGTGGTGAGAACTCCGTTCGCCGAGTATGACTGAGGACCCGTCACTGTCTGGGCCGAGCCAGTATCGACGTGAATCAGATATGTGTTACTCATTTCTACTATTCTTTACAAATAAAATAAGTAAAAGCCCTGCGAGGAGCAAAGATCCTACAAGCGCCATATTCGGCCCTGGATCCAGAGGAACTGGAGGAGGCAACTCGTGAAGAATGCTCTTCTCCATTGGAACGTTTCTGGTATGGACCCTCAAGACACAGCCCGTGCCCGTGACGTTATTGGCCGTTGCCAAACTTCCGTAAATATCAGTCCAGTTTATAGTTAGGCGAGAAAGACTATCAAGTCTGGATGGGTAAATACCTTCAATTTTAAAGTCGGCAGATTCTTTGTAGTATTTTATACCTCCAGTAGGAACATCGAGAGGGATCGGGGCAAAGGAGTACAGAGAAGACGCCCCTGCAACCCCACCCGAACTAGTTTTAGTATTACCGACGGCCAGCTGACGAGCATCCTGGTGATAGGGTGTCCGCAACTCCGCAATGTCCAAGAAGACAAATGTATTGCTTATACCAGTTGTGTTTATCCATGCTGAGACTAACTCGACACGGTCGATATTCCGTATCGGGTTAGTTAGGAAAAGAGAATACGAGTTCGAGTTGGTGTAGACTGACGTATTCCTATATGCAGAATCGGCATATACCAGGTGGTACTGAGCCATTGTTACTAAATAATCATATTCTTTTGATGACCGACTCGCAGCGTCTTGTCGATGTAGACCTGATGACCAGCAGCAGTCATCGCCTTGCAAAGGGCCACATCCTCTGAGCTCATGTCTACGAGCAAGGGACCTACGGTCCCGTCGGGCTGAAGCCCTCCCCCAACCTCCTGAAGAGGACTCCAGAACCATGGATACTTGAGGTCCTCTAGGACTCCCTTGCGAATAAGCATCCATCCCATACCCGCGTAAGAGACAGGTACGTACTGGGGCTCGTTATCCAGATCAGGAGGGCTCAGAAACTTGAAGGTTCCCGTCTTGCTAAAGTACTCCGTGTCCCAGTCCTTGACTACGGCCAAGTGCTGAAGGTCCTCCATCATATATACTCCAGCCGTTACATCGTGAGGACTCTCGAGAATGTTGAAAAAGTCCTCGGTCTTGAAGACCATATCAGAGTCGATCCACATCATAGCATCATAGTCAACCTTTCCCTGGAAGGGCTTCTGATCTGGACCCTTGAGGACATCTCCTCCTAGACAACGGGCACGTGCAAAGTGGACAACGGAAGAGTACTGCTGGCTGATCATGCACTGATGGCCTTTGGCGGATGCCTGCATCAAGAGGTCGGACCAGGCCAAGAGAAACTCGCGAGAATAGGTGCGCCCAGGCATACAGAAGACAATCTTCATTTTCTAATTTTTTAGAGATTCTCTCTTTTATCTAGTTCTGGAGAAGAGAGCCTCCAATGCCGCTCTCAATCTTCCACTTGCGCTGCTGATCATGGACCCAGTCGCCGTCCCCACACAGACCACCTGGCGTCAGGCCGCGGGTATAGTACGAGGCATTCTTTGCTGGGCCTGGGACACAGTTCAGATTTGGGTTCATGTCAAAAAGGGCCGAAGGTGGGATACCCGTGCCCGTCGTCACCATCTCGCTGGGGCGAAGGATGAAGGTGCTGGGCCGAGAATACAGGCGGAATATAATCAGTAGGAGCAGGCCAATGATGACCAGGTGAACAACCGTCTTCAACTTGATAGGCATCATTTACTTTCAACAAAGTTTTTTTTTCGTCTGCGTTAAAGGTACGACTTTCATTTCTATAAAGGTCTTAGAACATGCTCTCGATTAACCCTGAAGAGTCTGGCCTGGATTTTAACGATGATGAGGCTGCCCTGATGGATGAGATATCTTTTGCCCGGCCAGAGAAGAAGGCGGCTCGGGCCAAACCCGTGCGAACAGTTCCCCGCATGGGCCCACGGCCGTCTGCACCTATTCCCGAGGATGCTGGGCTTGATGATTTTATTAACCAGGATAAGCGATTCGCACAATCCGCCCCTCCTGCAGAGGAGTATGACGGCGGAGAGGAGTGCGATGAGGAAGACCAGCAGGGAGCGCAGCAGTACGGGGGTGGCGGCGAGGTACCCTCAGAAGGCTACAAAACCATTGAGGATGAGAAGGCTGACCTTCTGAACAAGATTAGCCGTTTAATTAAGAAAGGAATTCAGGGGAATGGTCGCCTTAATTCTTACTCAAGCATCGAGGAGATCCGCACAGAGTACAAGCGGATGACCTACTCTATCGAGGTCGACCGCTCCATCAAGTTTCAGAAGCGGATGCTGATTGCGACCGTGACTGGTCTTGAGTTCCTGAACAAGAAGTTTGACCCTTTCGACCTGCAGCTTGATGGCTGGTCCGAGAATATGATGGAGCAGACGGATGACTACGATGGCGTGTTTGAGGATCTACACAACAAGTACAAGAATAAGATTGAGGTCGCCCCAGAGATTAAGCTCATCATGATGGTTGGCGGTTCTGCGATGATGTTCCACCTGACCAACTCGATGTTCAAGCAGGCTGTGAATGTCTCTCAGGTGATGAGCCAGAACCCCAATCTCCAGCGTGATATGATGGAGGCAGTCCAGAGGGCCCAGCAGCCCATTTCCACAGGGGGTCCTCCGCGCCCAGGACTCCGCGGCGAGATGCGCGGACCAGGTATGGACTTTAGTTCCCTGATGGGAATGATGGGACCGCCTTCTTCGGCTCCTCCTCCTCCACAGGTGGACGAACTCTCCGACGTGGTCAGTGACGCTGGAGGGGACGAGGTCCGTGAAGTTTCTATGAAGCCAACCTCCAAAAAGGGACGCAAATCTAGTAAGAAAGAAATTTCTATCTAGATAGTAACAGATGGCCATTTGTATGGCCCCCCTCGGAGAGTGGGATGAGCCACTGATCCTCAGGGCTCCTGTTCCCTCAGCGCCGCCAGTGCGCCCAGGACCAGATAGGACCGAGTGTAATTACTTGGTTATGTTTTTTGTTCTCGGCGTCTTTCTCCTTGCTCTTATGGATTCTATGTGAGTATATTAACAATGAATTTTTTTCCTCAACAAAAAAGCGCCAGTCTTGTTGGTTTCGCGAATTCTAGTCCTCTGGCTGGGTTAATGCCTATGCTTATCTTTATATTTGTTATTTTCTGGACTTTTGTCTGGCCATATATATCGATCCGTTTGATGACGGCGAGGCCACCCAAAGGAAAGAAAAAATCAAGTGGTAAATACTATTTAGGACTTTTTATGATTTTAATTTGGATTTCGCCATTAGCATTAATGTTTTTGGGTTATTATCAGCTTGCAAAAATTCCGAACAAACCCGTAATCATCAATCGAAACACCTTATCTTGACGACCTCGGTATCGCGAGCCTTTTCTTCACCTTCAACAACTATTCCCAGTTCCCTGTAGGTCGCAAGTCTCTTGCGCCACATGGAATACAGGACCGACCACGAGTCAACAATGTCCCATATAACCGGACGCGAAGCACCACGTAGGATACGACCTATGGCCTGCTTCACGTCTGAGTGAGGAGTTGCTAAAAATACAGTATCAAGGGTTGGGATATCCAAACCCTCTTGAGCCAGACTAAAAGTCCCTATGACTATTCGGGCCTTTGCCGCTTCATCAAGTGCCTTTTGATCCAGACCTCCAATATACAAGGCTGAATTTGGTAAATTTTCTTTGAGCCAAAAAGCATGTTCTCTCCGATCCGTCAGCAAAAGTATATGTTGGCCTGGACTTTTCAAAACAATTTCTTTTAAAAGTTTATTTCTTTCTGGAATCTGGCTCAACTTTGTTACAACCCCTGAAAAATCCATTTTTCCAAAACGCGTGACGGGCGGTGCCTCGAGGAATTCCTTACATGTGAAGGGCACACGGTGTGCCGTGACCTGCGTCTGCTGGGTCCGTGCGAGTCTGAAAAACTCGGGACCCATAAACCAATACAATAGACGCGTCAGGCCATCCTTGCGCTCGGGGGTTGCGGTGAGTCCGAGGGTATATCTCGGAGCCATGAGGAACATGGCCTGTGAAAAGGCCTGAGCGGCTATATGGTGCGCTTCATCAACTATCAGCATTCCAAAGGACTTGAAGGCACCTGGGGCAAACGGCCGTTGGCACAGAGTCTGAATCATAGCGATAACAAAGTCGTTATTGATACTGAACTCATCCTGCTGAACTCGTCCTATGGTTGCGCCCGGGCAAAATTGCTGAATGCGCTCGATCCACTGGTCGGCCAAGAATCCCTTGTGGACTATGATCAGGGTGCGACGCTTGAATTCTCCTGCGAGCGCCAAGGCACAGACGGTCTTTCCAAGCCCTACATCGAGAGAAAGAACGCCATTTCCTGCTTCTACTCCCTTCCGGACAGCTTCGACTTGATGAGCTCGAAGGCTCCCAGTAAAATTAATATTAGCGGGGGACCCTTCGGTCCCTGGGGGTGGACTTCCGCCGTCCTGGTAAAACCTGGGAACACGAATCGTGCCCTTTTGTGAACCGTCCTGCCAAACTTTGAAAGATGGTGGGCGTATACCCAACGCATTCTCAACAGGTCTAACGGTTAACAACTTTTTAATATCAGGGCACGAGGGCACCTCCATGGAGACACAGGACTTCAGTCCTTTAGATCAGAGGCTTTATAGCAGAAAGTATCCAGTAGACCTGACCATCCCAAACCTTCCGAATCATCTCGACCTCGCAAGACTCACCCAGGCGCATGTCCTGTACGGGCCGAAGGCCCTCAATCTTCACTGACATTACCCGATTGTATCGCCATGGGATCTTCACTGTCCTGACGTCTCCGTGACCCATATCAAAGTCCATGTATTTCCGTCCTTCCCGATCATACATGGGTTTTGAAATTTTTACAAACATTATTTATTAATTGTTTTTTATTTCTAAGGCTTCAAGTCAAACTTCCATACAAAACCGCCTGATGTTTTAAGATTACCCAAACAACACTGACTTATACCAGAAGCTCGGCTTGATGTGCTCTTTGCTGCTTCTGTTACACTCGAGTAACTACTCACTAACACACCATCTTTCGAATATTGTAAAACTTTTTTAGAAGAATGATTTTCTGAACCAAATCTCTTTGGGCGGAGTTTAAATGCTTCACTTAAGTTGTGTATAGTTTCTTCTGAAAATTTCATGCCTATACGCGCCTTACTAATTTTTTCACGGGTTTCTTTTTTCTTTTTAAGTCCTTTTGTGGAATTACTTATTTTGTGTTTCGTATCATCCGTATGTATTTTACCAATGTGAGATTCAGACATCTTTTTTCTGGTTATTTCATTCGTACAATTCTTATTTTTCGTACCACCTTTTTCCAGATTATATCCGTTCGGGGCGACCGTATTTCTTTCTGAAATTTCTTTGATCTCTAAAGAATCCAGGATTTCCCTCATATTTTCCGCATCAGAAACTTCATGAATAGTTTCAAATTTGAAGTTTTCTAAACCATATTTTTCAAATGCGCACTTTAAAAGGCCTTGGGGGTTTCTGCGATGCCCGCTCCATCGCTTCTCCACCCGCGGAGAAATGGTCTGACCTATATAACATTTATTGTTTATTTTATTTGTTATGAGATACACACATCCCATTACCTAACTTAGGGTTTATGTTTTTATTACAGTTTGAACTCTACTATCAACTCATCAATTGTCTTATAGTACCGAGCCAGGTCCTTTTTGAACCGTGCGTCCTGAGTCATTTTATTCTTGACTATATAGGCCAGGTTCGCCTTGGAGTACTTTGTTCGCTTTTGGTTCTCTGTGGGTTTTCTCGGAAGAAATTTACGCGTCTCCTTAGGCTTGGTCTTGGGGGCATCCCTGTTGATGAAGGACAGGGCCTGCATCACGGTATCTGCTAAATCATCGCGCTTCTTGTGCTTATCAAAGAACTCGACCCACTCTGTATTCGTCTCCTTTATAAACTTCCGAGCGCGCTCTATGCTCGTTGCCTTGCGCTGCGCGTACTTGGTCTTCCCTGGTCCCGCCACATCAGGAATCTTAAAGCGCGCGTCCCAGATGATCACTTCGCGCTTGGGATCCTTGGTCAGGAGGTAGGCGTGAAGCAGGTGTTCCACGGACTTCATACCCTTGTTACGGTCGGGCTGTTTTTCGATAAGGACTTGGGTCGACTCTGAGATCCATGTTTTTGTTTCAAGATGTTTTATGAGACTGAGGTAGAGGCCATCTGAGTGATTTGGCGGCACGCCATCCACGTCCCAACTTTTAATTTTTTTTGTTTTAGGATCTATGAGACACATGGCCAAGTTTTTGATTCCTACATCGATACTTAAAAGCATTCTAATTATTCCTGCTAAGATATTCTTTAATGGCCGAGTTGCGTAGCAACTCGTTTTCCCCGGGTTCCGAGCCGGCTTCGCCGCCTCGTCTCTGTTGCTGGTGGTGCTGTCATCCGTGGGAAGGCCCTGAAGTTCATGCTCCTTACAAATATGATGACCGACGGAAACACTTTACGACCAAAGGGCGGTTTTGTTCTTTCGAATGTGCCAAAGCATGGATCATCGAAAGGTCAGGACCTCGCTACGGAGAAATTCTATCTTTCATGGCTCTTTATCGTAAGCATGTTTTTGGAAAGTCTGTACAATGCTTCACTGCTCCAAAAAGAGAATGTTTAAAAATATTTGGAGGACCATTAACAATAGAAGAATTTAGAAAATGTGCGAACAAGGCTCCGTGGGTACACGAACCAGGGGATACACACTTGGTGCATGAGTTCGAGTCAAGAACTCGCGCTGGCTCCGCGTCTGTAGAAGGTGACGGATCGGGCCTTGCTCTCGTCAGGACAAAGCCACTTAAACGCGCCGAGTCAAAACTAGAGGCGGCTCTCAAACTCAAAAAAAAGGGTTCTGTGTCTTAGAATAAGAGTCGCTCGTCTTGAATTCCAAAATGGCTGAAATTCTTCGTACGCACGTACGCGCCTCATTCGCATCAATTGTCCCTGACCGCCCATACGCCCGAAATATAGAAAAGTCCATATGGGAATGGGCTATAGCAGAGACGAAAAAGACGAAACAGGCGGTTTCGTTTGAGAATCGCTGGTTAAGGGCTCGGTACAAGAACAAAGCCATTCATTTGCTGGCCGAGCTCAAGAGAGACCCGACATGGGTAACCTGCGACCTGAAAGTCGGTCCAGACGGTCATGTAAGTCTGGGTCTAGGGTTTCAGCCGCAGCTCCAGCACCGCATATTCGCCAAGGAGCTCAAGTCTTCTGAGTTGGTTGATACATCTGCCGAGATTCTCTGGCCAGACGGCCCTTGGTCTAAAGCGCAGTTTGTGAATCGCAAGAATGACATGATGATGGAGGAGCGCAGGAAACAAGATGAGGGTTACGAAGGCCTGCTCAAGTGCGGTAAATGCAAGAGCCTCAAGACGACCTATTACCAGCTGCAAACGCGTTCGGCCGATGAGCCTATGACGACGTATGCAACCTGCAAGGCCTGTGGACACAAGTGGAAGTTTTGCTAAATAAACTTGAGATTGCCGCCATCAAGAACCTGCACAAGTTTAGGAGTCCAGTCGAATAGAAACCAGTCCTTCTTAGCAATGAGTGTAAACGGTTCACCGAAAATTACGTGCCATAAATGCTCGAAAATAACCGCGCCCTCCTTGGAAAAGTCTGGGGTGTTTAATTTATTGAGCCACTTTTCATAAAGTTCTTTAGGATTTCTTAGAATCCTATTTTTCCCTACTATGAATTGGGCACCGAGTTCAAATATAAGGGGCGAGTTATGACGCGGTTTATTCGCAGGAATCTCGAGATCATCAAAAAGACTATAGACTTTTGCATCAGTATTCAATATATCTGTAAAATCTGTAGGATGAAGTGAATTATCTATAGGAATAAAGTCGTATTTTTGAATGTTGGCTCCGCGAATAACCTCCAGGAGCGGACGGTCGTGGTTTTGGTGAACGCTCGTCTCGTGGCCGTGAATAAAAGCCACATGGCCAGGAAGATTTTCATAGTTCTCCACAATGTACTTGAGGTAAGAACTTGCTTCTAGGCCATAGTTGGGGATAGTATGCTGCGGCACAAAGGGGCTGGGTTCTGCCCCCTCCTTATCTATCAGAACTACAGGAACATCTGCGTTTTTTAGCCAGGTCAGGTCTTCTTTCCAGTGCGCCGTGACTATGGTCAGGCTCATAATGAATGTTCCTATATTTTTTTTATCTAGTAATAGTACCAAATGGTAGGCCGTAAAGCAGTCCCCCACCACCCAACGAAGTTCCTAAATTCTAAGCG